TTTTTTAGCCCCTGTTACGCCCCCCGATAATCTTCAAACTCCTGTAATGTACTGGAATTAACACATACGGAAGGCGGGTTAGTATAGTACAAATATTGTAAATTGGTATATAGATATTTACAGTAACATTACAAAACTAAGGATTAGCGTAAGATAAATAGAATATTATTTTATTGTAAAAAACACTATTAAATAAAAAAACCGCACCCTCTCACGCCCCCCGCCTGTTTTTAATTATCTTTGCCCTTATGAAATTCTATTTAAAGGACAAAGACAAAGATACGACATTAATTTATTTAGTGTATCACTTTGATAAACAAAGGTTCAAATATTCCACAGGCCAAAAGATTGCCCCTGATGAATGGAACCAGGCCAGGCAACGCCCCCGGAAAGGCCATAGCGAACTTACTACCCTGTTAGAACGTATATCTACTGAAATAAGTATAATCCACCGAAGGGGGCTTAACGATGGGGCGACATTAAGCAAGGCATATTTTAAGCATGAGCTGGATAAATTCTTAGGCAAACAGCCTTCCAGCCTTACGCTGATGAATTTTTATAAAAGCTACCAGGAGGAACACAGGCCGGATTGTAAGGTATTCAAGGCGGGGGTGAAGATATTACAGGCCTACCCGAAGGCAAAAAACTTTAAAGATATTAATGTGGCCTGGTTGAATCAGTTCACTAAATACCTGGAGGGGAAAAACTATTCTGCTAACTATATAGGAAAACAGATAGAATTGCTTCGACAGGTGCTAAATGAGGCCACAGAACGGGGCATTAACCGTAATATGGCTTACCGTTCCAATAAGTATAAAAAGCCTTCAGAGGACACGGATAGTATTTATTTAACCATTGAAGAGTTGATAAAGATCCACAGGGCAGACCTGCCCAAACACCTTCACCCGGTGAGGGACTTATTTTTAATCGGGGCTTTTACGGGGCTTCGGTTTTCAGATGTTAAAAACCTTTCTCAAGACAAGGCTACTGATTTCATCCGGCTACGGCAGCAGAAGACATCCGGGGAGGTTGTTATCCCTTTGCATTGGATAGTAAAAGAAATATTAGAGCGTGGTATCCCAAAGGCCCCTACGATTCAATGGATGGATGTAGCTTTAAAGGTGGTGGGTAAACAGGCCGGGATTAATGAGAAGGTTATTAAGACGTTCACTAAGGGCGGGAAACGAGAAGAGAAGGTTTATGAGAAGTGGCAGTTAATAGGAACACATACGGCCCGTAGAAGTGCAGCTACCAACATGTTTCTATCCGGCATCCCGGCTATCTCTATTATGAAGATCACGGGACATAAAACTGAAAGCTCCTTTATGAGCTATATTAAGGTGTCGGGTGAACAAAACGCTATTAATCTTTCTTCTCACCCATTTTTTCTAAAATCTTCCTGATCCGGGCAATGTTCCAACACAAAACAAAGAAGGCTATCCCGAAGGCTAACCCGGCAGCTACATAGAAAAACCATGTTACCTGTACGATCGTCCAGCAAAATATTGTTTCCATTTTATATGTTATTAAATTAACTTTAATACATTTGTTATCCCTTTGTTATGGGGGGTAGGGGGGCTTGTGGCATGAAAACTACCCTGCCTGTTCCCCCTTTTTACTTTCTGGATTCCGTGAATCTAATTTTTTTTGCAGCTCCCCTACTTGCCCCCTAAGGTCTTGTATGTTTTCAGAATAGTTGTTAACCACGTCTTCGAGCTTCTTAATTCTTATATTGGCTGCTGATAAATCGGCCCGAAGGCTTAGATTAATGTTCTTAGGGTTCCTCCTGAAGTCCTCCGCTGTAACATTATCGTTTAATATAGCAGCAATATCTATCCCCTTTTGGTGCAAGAATTGCCAATAAATTAAAGGAACCCCTAATCTCTCCCCTCTTTCCATTTGTGATACCATGTGTTGCGACATTCCGGTTTGTGTTTCAACGTCAATTTGACGCAAGTTAAGCAAAAAACGGGCCTCTCTTAACTTTTTAAAAATCAGGCTCATAATTTAATTGTTTAAAAATATATTTAAAAAACACCTAAAAATAGTTGACAAACAAATAATAATATTGTATCATTGCAAACTAATAATAAATAACAAACTATCGTTCTTGTTTAGATGCTTACAAATATACAATAATATATTGCAAAAAGCAATAAATAATTAATAAAACAGCAATATGGTAATAATTGAGATGACACCTGAAGAGATCACTAACCTGATTAAACAGGGTATTAAAGAAGGTTTTGAGGACATGAAAGAAGACAGGATGGTAGGGGGACCGGAAGCTGCAAAAATCTTAGGAGTATGCAGAGGGACGGTAATAAACATGGAAAAGCGTGGCGACATAATTAATCACGGTGGCAAAGGCCACCCCAGATATAAACTGTCAGAAATCTTAAAACATGAAAGTTAAAATCGAAAGAACAGTATCGGAGGAGTTTATGACAATTAACCCTCCGTGTTACTTCCAACGCAACGACACCTTCTGTAAAATCTTTATACGGGTGTATCAGGAAGAAGATAGACTTTATTTTGATCAGCTTCTCCAGCAAGGGGGTAATCAGCAGTTTGCTAACGGCCTGACCCTTGACGCTATCCCTGAAGATGTAATCCCTGTTACACGGGAAATCTGGGAGGAGAAGTTAGGGCTATTCCTGGATTTTATTATTAAGTATTGCGAGGAGGAAACGAAATGACAAAAGGCAGGCCATTACCTCCCGTGGTTCGTTCCACTATCCCAAACATCAACGACCTGTACGACAATAAGGAGTTAACCACCAAAGCAAACGACCTCAATATCCTGCTCAACCAGGAACCTAAAGAGGCGTGGATAAAAACACATAATAACTTTAAGTATATCCCTATTGAAATAGTAGAGTATTTACTTACTTCAATTTATATCAAGTGGCGGGTAGACATTAAATGGTCTAAGGTTGTAGCCAACTCGATTGAGGTTGCTATACGGCTTAATGTTAAAGACCCTATTACCAGCGAGTGGGATTACCAGGATGGGATAGGATATGCACCGATCCAAACCGACAAGGGGGCAGGTGCTACCGACTTTTCAAAAGTAAAACACGATGGGGCTATGAAAGCGGGTCCCTCTGCTGAAAGTTTCGCTATCAAAGATGCAGCTGAAAAGTTTGGCAAGCTGTTTGGTAAAGACCTCAACCGTAAAGATGCTATGACCTACGCTAACCTCTCAGGCAGGTTCCAACACAACGACCTCAGGCAACAAATAGTAGATGCACTTCATCATTACGAAGGGGAGGACAAAGAAGAAATACGCCAGATGTGCGAGGAGAAGGCCAGGTCGGGCGAGTTTACGGATGAATTTGCATTGAACATAGCTAACAAGATGGGAATTAAACTATGACCCTTTCACCTCAACGGACAGGGCGGTTTACGGCCTCTATGTTTAAAGATTTGTTTGCAACTAAGTCAACCGTCACTTATCGGAGAGCAATCGCTTCAGTAGCCTTCAAACGGCTTACAGGCGAAAGCCCGGAAGAAGATTCTTTTTCCAACAAAGCAACCGAAAGGGGACACGAATTAGAACCAGTTGCAATCCAGGAATATGAAAGACTAACCTTCCGGAAAGTAAGAAAATCTAAATTTTATATCTATGACGACTGGACCGGGGCTTCACCTGACGGAGAGGTCGGGGAGGGTGGTTTGGAGGTTAAATGCCCTTACTATAACACCCATATCTATTATTTAATCAAAGGTGAATTGCCTAAAGAATACTTCTGGCAGGTTCACGGGCAAATGTTATGTACGGGCTGGCCGTGGATAGATTTCTTTTCCTGGCACCCGAAACTACGACCGTTGTTGCTTCGTGTCGATAGGAATGAAGATGTTATTAAGCAGCTTAAAGCTGAAATAATGATAGCGAGGGGCGAAGTAGAAAAAATCTTAGAGCTATTATGATCATTCGTGTTTTTAACTCCATTGAATCAGCTGAAGACTGGGTAGGTCACCATAGATACTTAGAAGATTTGAGAGATGAAATGTATTTGAAGCAAGTTGAAACTAAAAATTATAAAGAGTTCTGGCTATGTGATGAAAGCGAGTTTATAGGCAACCCCCGTAGGTCGGGTGTTTGTGTTAAGATATTTCCTAAAGCTAAACATAAATGAGTTATACTGAATTTCTACAACAAAAAACACAATTAGGGGGTAATCACGGGTTTGACCCCATCTGGATGCCTGATTTTTTATTTGACTTCCAAAAGTATTTAGTCGAATGGTCTTTACAAAAAGGCCGAGGGGCTATGTTTGCCGATTGTGGTTTAGGAAAAACGCCTATGCAATTAGTTTGGGCTGAAAATGTAGTTAGGAAAACTAATGGAAAGGTTCTTATTTTAACACCACTTGCCGTATCTTCTCAAACTATCCAGGAGGGTAAAAAATTTGGTATTGAAGTAACCAGGTCTGGCGATGGGACTGCACACAGGATAACAGTAACAAATTATGAACGGCTACATTATTTTAGCCCGAATGATTTTGAGGGGGTGGTATGTGATGAATCCTCAATCCTTAAATCTTTTGACGGTAAATATAAAGCTGATATAACCGCTTTTATGAGGAAAATGAAATATCGTTTTCTTTACACCGCAACAGCGGCCCCAAACGATTATATAGAGTTAGGTACAAGTAGTGAGGCTTTGGGTTATTTAGGTTATATGGATATGTTGAATAGGTTTTTTAAGAATGACCAAAATAATAGTTCGCTTAGGGCAAGGTCGGCAAGGTTTGGTGGTTTTACCCATAGGGCTAAGTGGAGGTTTAAGGGCCACGCAGAAGAAGCCTTTTGGCGTTGGACTTGTTACTGGGCGAGGGCTTGTAGGATGCCTTCTGATTTGGGTTTTGATAACGCTAAATTTATACTCCCAAAAAAAACAGAAATTCAACACATTATAGAAGCCTCCCGCCCCGCTGATGGGATGTTGTTTCAGCTCCCAGCAATAGGGTTAAAAGAGGAAAGGGAGGAAAGGAGGAGGACCATAAAAGAACGGTGTGAAAAGGTTGCCGAATTAGTAAGTGACACCAAAAAACCCGCTTTAGTATGGTGTGGGTTAAATGATGAGGGGGATCTATTGGAAGAAATGATTTCAGACGGGTTGCAAGTTGCTGGGAAACATTCAGACGAATTAAAAGAAAATAGATTTTTAGACTTTGTTTCTGGGGATTTGCGGGTGTTGATAACCAAACCAAAAATAGGGGCCTGGGGTTTAAATTTTCAACATTGTTCACATATTACTTTTTTCCCTTCGCATAGTTTTGAACAATACTACCAGGGTGTTAGGCGGTGTTGGAGGTTTGGACAAAAAAATGAAATACAGATAGATATTGTTTCTACTGAAGGTGAAAAAGATATACTAAAAAACCTTCAACATAAAGCCCTACAAGCTGATAAGATGTTTACAAGGTTAGTTGAATATATGAATAACCATTTAGATATAAAACCGATTAAACAGTTTAACCAAAAAGAAGAAATACCAATATGGCTGTAAATAATCAAATAATCAACGGGGATCACGCTATTTATTTAGGTGATTGTATTGAGGTTATGCAAAGCCTCCCCCCAGAATCAATGCACCTATCTATCTATTCTCCTCCCTTTGGGGGGTTATACCATTATTCTTCAGATGAAAGAGATTTATCAAACAATGATAGTTATGACCAGTTTTTTGAACATTATCGTTTTGTGGTAAAAGAAAAACACAGGCTTACAGTCCCTGGTAGAATGACCGCAGTACATTGTACTGATATTCCTTCTGGCAATTCAGGAAAAGATTATATGATAGATTTCCCTGGTGATATTATCCGATTACACGAAAAAGAGGGATGGAAATATATTGCAAGGTATTCAGTTTGGAAAGAACCTTTGGGGGTTAGAAATAGAACAATGGCTAAAAACCTTGCACATAAAACCATTGTAGATGATTCTTCTAAGTGTTCAAATGCAACAGCGGACTATCTTTTAGTGTTTCGTAGGGATGGGGAAAACCCTATTCCTATTGAACACCCAAACGGGTTAACTGAATATTTTGGTGAAAGAAAAATGCCCAATGAACTTTTAAAATATAAAGGGTATCAAGGTAAGCAAACAGAAAATAGGTTTTCCCATTGGATATGGAGGCAGTATGCTTCAGCTTTTTGGGATGATGTGAGATTGGAAAATGTACTTCCGTTTAAAAAATCAAAGGACGAAAACGACGAGAAGCACGTTCACCCCCTCCAATTAGACGTTATTGAAAGGTGTGTGGTGTTATGGAGTAACCCAGGCGAAAATGTTTTTACTCCTTTTATGGGTGTTGGCTCTGAAGTTTATGGAGCTGTTAAATCAGGGAGGAAAGGTGTAGGTATTGAGCTAAAAGAATCTTATTTTAAACAAGCGATTAAAAACGTGGCTTCAGCAAAAGAACAAGCCGAACAAATGTGTTTATTATGAAAAAACTTGTATTTCTTTCTGGTAAATATTCAACAGGCGACACAAAAGAAAATATACTTGAAGCCCGTAAAGCTGCTATTAAATTGTGGGAGGCTGGGTATGCTGTATTTTGTCCTCACCTTAATACTGCAGGTTTTGAAAATGATTGTAAGTGTACTTATGATGATTACATAGAGGGGGACCTTGCAATACTTAACCGATGTGATATGATTATAATGCTTCCGGGGTGGTTAGATTCTCCTGGTGCTAAAATTGAGAGAAGGTACGCTTTTGATAATGGTATACCAATTAAATATTTTACTGATTTAGATTTATAGTGTTGAAAACTCGGTTAAAAGAATTACACTATTATATTGCATACGGCACTAAATTATTGTATTATTGCGGTGCCAAATCATCAACAGAATGAAAAATCAAAATTTCACCCGGTACGTAAACGCACTACACACCTTTAGGTCTGTTGGTGGTTTGGCCGTTTGCGTATCCGGGTTTTATTTTATTCAATTATGAAAGGTAAAGACCCGGCATTTTTATTTTATGATGGTGATGCAGCGAGAGATGTAAGCCATATGAATAGGCTGGAGAGGGGTTGTTATTTTGATTTAATTCAGGCTCAACGGAAGTTCGGTGGTTATACCGTGGAACAAGCCCGGAAGATACTCGGTAAAGATTTTGAAACTTGTTGGGAGGCTTTAGAGTTGGTTTTATCGTGTGAAAATGGGAGATATTTTATTGAATGGGTAGATGTTTCTATTAAAAATCGAGTAGAACACTCTAAAAAACAACGTGATAGAATACAAAACTATTGGAATAAAGTTAAATCAGGAGAGATACCACGGAACAACCCTGGTATAACCACGGTTATACCTTTAGAAAATGAAAATGAAAATGAAAATGAAAATATAAATAAAGATGTAAATGAAAGTAAAAATGAAAATGAAAAGAAAAAGAAAAAAGATTTTCTTGACGAAATTTTGGATATATGGATTGATGAATATAAAAAGGCAAGGGGTATAGATTACGTAGTAACGAATAAGGGGAAAGAAAGATCAGCTTTATCAAAAATTTTAGCAGAAGCAAAAAGGCGAAATCCGAAACAGAATAGCGGGGAGGTGAAAGAATCATGCAAGGATTTTTTTAAGAACTGTTTAGACATTACTGACAAATGGTTATTTGAAAACATGAACCCTTCAATTATCTGGAGCCAGTTTAATAAAATAAATCAACAATTAAGCGATGGAAAAACAAGACGGTTTAATGCGGAAAGAAAGTTTAGCGAAATTGATTTCACAATATTTGATAAGTGAGAATTATTTAGGGTTGTTCAAATTAATCCAAACCGTTGATATAAAAGTGGCGGTTTCTCGTGAATCGAGGTCGTTCAATCAACTGATTAATATTGATGGTGTTAAAAAAAGTGAGGTTATCCAATTAATCTCAGGTATGGTTTTTTCCCTGATCACCCAGGCGTATAATGTATCAGAAAAACTAAACGAATTTCAAACAACAATAATGGCATCAAGGTTAATGGAACACGAGGAGATGGGTATTGAGGACGCAGCCTTGTTAATCAAAAAAGGGCTATTTGGCGAGTTTGGGAGGATATATAACAAGTTTGACCTTGACACCTGGGATGAGTGGATAAATAAATACCTTGACCAGCGTATAGATGAATCAGAAAGGCAGCAACAGGAGAAAAAGGCAAACCT